CTCCTGGGCACCGTCTGCACGCTGGCGCTGGCCCTGGCGTGGTTCGGGGAGCGTGCGGAATGACTGCCTTCGCCCTCAACTACGTGCCGTCGACTCGGCGAGAGACACCCGAGGAGAAGATCGCCAAGCGCGAGGTGAAGCTCCGGCGCTGGCTGGAGATGCGCGCCGAGGGTGTTCCTTCCCAGGAGGCCGCACGCATCCTCGGCACGCAGCTCGGTGACCTGACCTGGTGGCGCAAGCACGGCGTCAACAGCACCCGCCCCAGCGGAAAGCGCAAGGCGGTGACCCCGTGACGCGCTCCGAGATTGCCCGCGCGAAGCGGCTCCGCGAGGTGCTGGCGCAGCTCGACGCGGCGGTGGGGGTCGCGTGAGGATCCGCAGCATCAAGCCCGAGTTCTGGGCCAGCGAGAACATGGCCGCCCTGTCCCGCGACGAGCGGCTGGTCTTCATCGGCCTGTGGAGCCTGGCCGACGACGAGGGCCGCTTCCGCGCGAACCCCCGGTACATCGCCGGCCAGCTCCTCCCCTACGACGAGGACGGCCTCGTGGTGGTCTCGCGAGCCCTCGCGAGGCTTCGCGAGCAGGCCGCGGTGACCCTCTACGAGGTGGACGGGAGCAGCTACGGCCTCGTCACCGGGTGGGGGCGTCACCAGAAGATCGACCGCCCCTCGAAATCCCGCCTCCCCGACCCTCCTCCCAGCGTAACGACTGGTGTTTCCGTCGATTCGACGAAGGCTCGCGAGGATTCGTCGAGCCCTCGCGAAGCCTCGTGTGAGGAACAGGGAACAGGGAACAGGGAGCAGGGAGAGGAACAGGGAGCAGGGAGCGCAACCGCGCGGCCGACTGCTGCGGTCAAAGAGCCACACGTCGCGGTGGTCTTCGAGGCACCCACCAACCCGCCCGAGTCGTGGGGCGCGGAGGACTTCTTCGCGTGGGCGCAGGCCAAGCGCCAGAAGGCCGGCTTCGCAGGTGAGCGCCGGCGGCCGCGCAACCTGGCCTCCTGGTACTCCGCCGCCCTCTCGCAGCTCGGCGGCAACGTTGAGGCGCTGCAGGAGGCGTTCTACCGCTTCGGGGACAGCAAGCACTGGCAGGCGGCCGACCCGCCTCTGCCCTTCCAAGCCTTCGTGTCGCAGTGGGACCGGTACCTGCCGAGGGGAGCCCTGCATGTTGGAGCGTGAGGAGAAGCGAAAGACCAACCCCTGCGCCGTGTGCGGACAGGGCTCGGACTTCACCATCTGGGGCCAGCGCCTCTGCGGCCCGTGCGCGGCGGTGCACCACGAGGATCCGCGCTTCACCACCGGCTCGGTCCTGGCCACCGGCATCCCGGACGAGCCCAAGCCCGTCGCGGCGGAGTTCGAGCGGCGCACGAAGGCCTGGGTCGCCGAGCGGAAGCGCCAGCGCTCCGGGCTCGCTGTCGTCGAGGTGCGGCCATGAGGCTCGAGCTCCCGCTGGAGACGCGCAACGAGAGCAACCAGCGCGGCCACTGGGCGGTGAAGGCGCGGCGCACGAAGGCCCAGCGCCAGGCTACCGCGCTCGCCGCCAAGGTGCCGGCCCGCTCCCTTGGCGCGGTGCTCGAGGTCCGCCTGACGCGAATCGCCCCGCGCCAGCTCGACAGCGACGGCGTGCCGGCCGCGCTCAAGGCGGTGCGCGACGGCCTCGCCGACGCCCTCCGCATCGACGACGGCTCGCCCCTGGTGCTCTGGACGTACGCCCAGGAGACGGGCCCCTACGCGGTGCGCATCGAGGTCGACAAGGTGCCCAGCCTGGGCATGGTGGCAACCGCCCCGACGCCGGCCAACGTCGCCCTCATCGAGACGGCCCTGCAGGACCCGCGGGGGGTGTTGGCGAGCGCGGTCTGGGCCGAGCTGCGTGCAGCAGCGAAGCGCAAGCGGAGGCGCCGGTGAGCGCGAAGAGGAAGCCGAGGCCGGATCCGTTCCTCAAGGACCTGCCGCGCATCGAGGCGGAGCTTTCCGGCAAGAACGCCGACGCCCAGGTCGAGCAGTTCCTCGCCGAGCAGCGCGGTCCCCAGCCGCCCAGCATCGTGGGGCTCAACGGCAAGCCGCTCGAGCGCAACCACTGGGGCCCATCGCCGGTGGCGAACATGCGCCAGGAGTATCTCGGGCAGTGGACCGAGCTCGTTGGCGACCCGGTGGCCGACATGCGAGCGGCGCGGTCTGCACTCTCAGAGGTCTTCGGTCGCGAGGATCGCGAGCATTTGGCTGCGCTGCGACGGTCGCTCGACGGCCTTGGAATCGCAGTTCACGTCGACGACCGCCTGGGTCCCAACGAAGCGTACCTGGTGCAGGAGCGCGATCTGCGAGCCGCCTATCCTCGGTTGAGTCCCAACGAAGTGGCCCCGGACGACGAGGACAACACCGGCGACCTGTTCCCCGAAGTCGAGTCGCGCGTCGAGGTGCTCCCCAACGACAGGTACACCACCACGCCCACGCTCGACTGGTGCAAGCGGGTGCTCGGCGTCGACGCGTTCGACCTCGACGTGGCGGCAACCTGGGAGGCACACCACGCGCCGCGCTGGTACGGCTGGCAGGGGCACCCGCGGGAGAACGGGCACTGGGTTGCCACCAAGTTCGTCGACGGGCTGAAGGAGCCGTGGGACGCGGCGCGCATCTGGTGCAACCCGCCGTACGACGACCTCGCACCTTGGGTGCAGCGCGCCTGGCGGCAGCTGCTCGAGCACCGCGAGCTCAAGCCGGTGCTGGGTATGCTCATCCCCGACAACCGGCGGGAGCAGCCCTTCTGGCAGAACTACGTCGAGCCGTACCGAGATGGGCGCCGTGAGCGGATCTGGACCACACACTTCAAGACGGAGCCGCCGGGCTACCTGCCGAGGATCGACACGGACCACGCCGCCGCGGTCGCCTACGACGCCGGCGTCCGGCTCTACACGCACTCACTCCCAGGCCGGCAGCCCTTCGGTGTGCCCGGCAATCCCCAGGGCATCGGCCAGGCCTCCCCACCCTTCGGAGTCGTGCTGCTCGAATGGAGGCTCGAGGGTTGAACGCCTGCACCATCGACGACTGCCCCAACGACGCGGCCAAGGGTGGCCTCTGCTGGGCACACCTCAAGCGGCGCACGGCCGGCCAAGAGCTCGCCCCGCCCGTCGAGAAGCGACCGGAGTCTCCGCTCGCCCGGCTCGAGGAGGCGGCGCTCACGTACGCGGACGCCGAGGACGACCAGGCCTTCGCTCGCGCCAAGGACAACCTGCGGAAGTCGGCACTTGTGTACTCCCGTCGCACACACCCCGAGAGCATCCGGCGCGGCATCGAGCGCGTGCGGCGCCTCGGGAAGCGCCTGGGACGGCCGCTGCGGCTCACCAGCGAGGACGCCGTGCGCCTGGTCGAGCAGCACGGCAGCATCCGCGCGGCCGCCCGCTTGTCGGGCATCCAGCGCACGGTCATCCAGGACGCGCTGCGCAGGCCCGGTAGCAAAAACTAGGGTTATTGCTACCGCCCCACGCGGACCTGCTCCACCAGCGGGGCGACTCTGCTGGTGTGGCGCTCACCCCCAAACAGCAGGCCTTCGTCGAGGCATACGCCGGCAACGGCACCGAGGCCGCACGCCTGGCCGGGTACTCGGGCAGCGACGCGGTGCTCGCCGTCACCGCGCATGACCTCCTAAGGAATCCGAAGGTGGCGGCCGCCCTCGAGGCCCGTCGAAAGGCCCCGTCCGCCAAGCGCATCGCGTCGCGCGAGGAGCGGCAGGCCTTCTGGACCTCGGTGCTCGACGACCCCAACGCCGCGATGAACGACCGGCTTCGGGCGTCGGAGCTGCTGGGCAAGTCGGAGGCGGACTTCGTCGAGCGCCACCAGCACAGCGGGGGCGTCTCCATCTCCGTCGTGGACCCCTACGCGGTGAAGCCCGGTGCGTAGCGTGCGAACGTCTGCCGCGAAGCTGGCGCAGATTGCCGCCTGGCGTGCCGCCCACCCAGAGGCGGTGGCTGCGCATCGCGAAAAGCATCGCGAGAAGAAGAACGCGTACATGCGCGAGTACTCGCGGAAGAACGCAGCGCGGCAGCGCAGCGAGAAGCTCTTGCGCGCGTACGGAATCGACGAGGCGAAGTATCAGGAGATGCTTGCGGCCCAGGGAGGCTGCTGCGCCATCTGCGGCAACCCGCCTACGGCCGGGCGCTCCAGGCGGCTCTTTGTCGACCACCACCACGCCACCGGCAAGGTGCGCGGCCTGCTGTGCCACGGCTGCAACACGGCCATCGGGCTGATGGAAGAGCGCACCGACCGGCTCGCGTCGGCGATCGCGTACCTCAACCGGACGGGCTCGCCGTGAAGGAGATCGTCATCACGCTTCCCTTCGAGCCGCGCGCCTTCCAGCGCGACGCCCATGCGCTCCGACAGAAGGCGCGCTTCCTCGTGCTCGTCTGGCATCGACGGGCAGGCAAGACCGTCTTTTCCATCGTCGAGCTGCTGATGGCTGCGCTGGCGGCCTCTCGGGAGCGGGCGCGATTCGGCTACATCGCCCCGCTGCTCAAGCAGTCGAAGTCCGTTTGCTGGGACTACCTCAAGCACTTCGCCCGCTTCGTCCCCGGCTGCGAGGTGAATGAGTCGGAGCTGAAGGTGACGCTCCCTAACGGGGCACAGGTGCGGCTGTTCGGCGCCGACAACCCGGACAGCCTGCGCGGGCTCTACCTCGACGGAGTGGTGGCCGACGAGGTGGCCGACATGAAGCCGGAGGTGTGGGGTGAAATCCTCCGCCCCGCGCTCGCCGACCGGCAGGGCTGGGCCATCTTCATCGGCACGCCCAAGGGGACGAACCTCTTCTCGGAGCTCTACTTCCAGGCCCTGAAGGGCGCCGACGGTTGGGGTGCGGACATGCGCCGCGCCTCCGAGACGGGCGTCATCCCCGCGGACGAGCTCGAGCAGGCCCGGCGGGAGATGTCGGAGTCACAGTACGCGCAGGAGTGGGAGTGCGACTTCGCCTCCAGCGCGGACAACGTGCTGCTGCGGCTCGACGACGTGCTGGCGGCCCAGCGTCGCGTGCTCCACGAGAAGGACTACGGCTATGCGCCCAAGCTGCTGGGCGTTGACGTGGCCCGGTACGGCGACGACCGCTCCGTCATCTTCACCCGCCAGGGCCTCGTTGCCTTCCGCCCCATCACCCTCCAGGGCGCGGACACCATGACGGTGGCGGCCCGCGTCGCGCAGGCCATCGACACCTGGCGCCCCGCGGCAACCTTCATCGATGCGGGTGGCGTCGGGGCCGGCGTCGTCGACCGACTGCAGCAGCTCGGCCACGCCGTCATGCCCGTGGACTTCGGCGGCAAGCCCAACTCCCCGCGCTTCGAGAACAAGCGGGCGGAGATGTGGTGGGAACTCGCGGCCTGGGTGAAGTCCGGTGCCTGCCTGCCCGACATGCCGGCGCTGCAGCAGGACCTCACCGCGCCCACGTACACCTACGCCAACGCGCGCGGGCGGCTGCAGCTCGAGAGCAAGGACGACATGCGCGGGCGAGGGCTGCCGAGTCCGGACCTCGCCGACGCCCTGGCCCTCACCTTCGCCGCCCCCGTGGCGGCGCGCGACGACTACGGCCGCCCGAAGCAGGCGACGGCCATCACCGACTACCACCCCCACGGAGGATGAAGAGATGGGCACCGTCAGCCAGGCAGACCGAAAGAATGAAATCCAGGACTCGCTCCGCAAGGCGAAGAGCGGCGAGTACACGGGCCCGAAGGCGGCCGGGGTCAACGACCTCGGTACGTCCTCGGAGTTCGAGCAGATCAGCGCTGCGTGGGCCCGCGGGCAGAACATCGACGGCAGCGCCTACGACCCGAACGCCACCCTCGGCGACGCGTACCAGCAGAACCTCAAGTCGCTGCGCGCCCTCACTGATGCCAACCGCATCGACTCCACCGACGCGCTGCTGCGCAAGGGCCAGGCCGAGGGGCTGCGCAACCTCACCACGCGCGGCCGGCAATCCACCTTCCTCACCGGGGCCATGGGTGACATCACCTCGCCCCAGGTCGGCCGGCAGACTCTGCTCGGCGGCCCGCCCTCCGTCTCTGGCCTCAAGAAGTGGGGCACCCCGTGAGCGCCACCTCTTCGCTGCAGCAGCGCAAGGAGCGCCTCGAGTGCCTGAAGCAGGAGTACACCGCCAAGGGCTGGCGCGCGCACCACGAGGAACTGGTGAAGTTCATCAAGCCCAGCCTCGGGCGCTTCCTCGTCACGGACCAGCAGACGGCCGGGCAGAAGAAGCACAGCGAAATCATCAACGGCAAGGCGACGTGGGCCTTGCGCACGCTGGCCAGCGGCATGATGTCCGGCCTCACCAGCCCCTCGAGGCCCTGGTTCCGCCTCACGCTGGAGGATGACGAGCTCGCCGAGTCGGGAGCCGTGAAGGCGTGGCTCGCCCAGTGCGAGACGCTGCTGCGCACGGCCATCAACAAGTCGAACCTCTACGACTGCTTGGCGCTGGTGTACCTCTCGGTGGGGTGCCCTGGCACCGCGGCGCTGCACGTCGAGGAGGACGAGCGGCGCATCTTCCGCGGCTACGTGTGGCCGACGGGCAGCTACTACCTGGCGCTGGGCCCCACGGGCGAGGTGGACACCTGCTACCGCGAGCGCACCATGACGGTCGGCCAGGTGGTGCAGCTCTTCGGGCTGGACAAGTGCCGGCCTGCGGTGCGCGAGATGTACAAGTCGAACAAGCGCGACGTGGCGCTCACCATCGGCCACGGCATCGAGCCCAACCCCGACATGAAGTCCGGGGCGGCCGGCTACCGCGGCAAGCGGTGGCTCAGCTGCTGGTGGGACGCTGCGGCCAGCAACGAGGACGGCTTCCTGCGCGAGAGCGGGTACGACGAATTCCCCATCATGGCCCCGCGCTGGGAGGTGACGGGAGAGGATGTCTACGGGACGTCTCCGAGCACGGACATCCTCGGCGACGTGAAGGCGCTTCAGGTGCTGGAGAAGCGCAAGGCGCAGATGTTCGACAAGGTGACCAACCCGCCCCTCATGGGCAGCAGCCAGCTGAGGCACCAGGCCGTCTCCCTCCTGCCGGGCGCCATCACCTACGGCGACGTGCCCGGTGCGGGGGCCCTCATGCAGCCCGTCTTCCGCATCGAGCCCCAGGCGCTGCAGGCCGTCGAGCTCTCCATCCGGGAGCATGAGCAGCGGATCGCCACGGGCCTCTTCGCGGACCTGTGGCTCTCCCTCACCGGCTCCGACGTCACCGGCATGACGGCGCGGGAGGTCCAGGAGAAGCACGAGGAGAAGCTGCTGCAGCTGGGTCCCGTGGTGGAGAAGGCCGAGGGCGAGCTGCTCGACCCCCTCATCGACCGCTGCCTCGGCATCATGATGCGCCGCGGTCTCCTGCCCGAGCCCCCCGAGGAGCTCCGCGGGCAGAACGTGAAGCCGGAGTACATCAGCATCCTCGCCCAGGCCCAGAAGCTGGTGGGCATCACGGGCGTCGAGCGGCTGGCCGGCTTCGTGGGCAACCTCGCGGCCGTCAAGGCCGACGTCCTGGACAAGCTCGACATCGACGAGATGGTCGACAAGTACGGCGAGATGCTGGGCGTGCCCGCCGGCGTCATCCGCACGGACGAGGACGTCGCGGCCATTCGCGCGGGGCGCCAGCAGCAGCAGGCGCAGATGGCGGCGCAGCAGCAGGCGGCCACGGCGGTCCAGGGCGCGAAGGTGCTCTCCGAGACTGACACCGGTGGCGACAACGCCCTCACCCGGTTGCTGGCGCAGTACGGCGCGCCGAAGGTGGCCCCGTGACGCTGGACGAGCTCCGAGCCGAGGAGGCCGCCCTCGAGCGGCTCGACAGGGCCAACGACAATGAGGACCTCAAGGCCGTCATGGGGCTGAAGGCCGGGCGCCGCTTGCTGTGGCGGCTGCTCGAGCGCGAGGCCGGGGTGCTGCGCAGCAGCTACGCGCTCGAGCCCCTGGCCATGGCCTTCTCCGAGGGGCAGCGCAGCCTGGGCCTGGCCCTCATGGCGGACGTCCAGGCGCAGGCGCCCGAGGACTACCTGCTGATGCTGGCCGAGGAGCACGAGGCCCGCCGGCTCCGCGCGCAGCACCTCGAGGCCCTGCGCAAGAAAGTCGCGGCCGTCACGGACTGACTCCACCGCGGGGCTGACTCTTCCGTCCATGGCGACGGAGACCACCGCGGCGGCTGCAGCCAGCACCACCGGCACCACCACCCTCACCGGGGATGGAGGTGCGGCCGGAGGCACGGCCAGCGGTGCGACCGAAACCACCAGCACTCAGGCGGCGAGCGACACCACCGACGCCAGCAAGGCCGCCGACGCGAAGGCGACCGAGGCGGCGAAGGCGGTGGCCATCGAGCTGAAGCTGCCCGAGGGCTTCGCCAAGGACGACCCCCTGCTGGGCCGCTTCACCGAGGTGGCCAAGGAGCTCGGCCTCGACTCGGCCAAGGCGCAGAAGGTCTTCGACCTCTACGCCGCCGCCCAGGCGGAGGCCGCGAAGGCGTCCCAGGCGGCCGTCGAGAAGGAGCAGCGCGGCTGGCAGGAGGCGCTGAAGGCGGACAAGGAGTTCGGCGGGGAGAAGCTGTCGGCGTCGGCCGACATCGCCCGCCGCGCCATCAAGCAGTACGGCGACGACGCGCTCAAGGAACTGCTGCACACGACGGGGCTGGGCGACCACCCCGCGCTGGTGCGCTTCGCCTACCGCGCCGGTCTCGCCCTCAAAGAGGACTCGGTCGCCGGCAGCAACGGCGCCGGCAGCGCTTCCGCGTCGCTGAGCGACGAGCAGTTCGCGCGGACCCTCTACCCCACGATGTTCAAGGAGCAGTGACGCATGGCCACCATCGGCGCCGGCAACACCACCCTGCTGGACCTCATCAAGGCTCAGGACCCCAACGGAGCCATCGCGAAGCTCGTCGAGCTGATGACGATGCGCACGCCGCTGCTCGAGTACCTGGCCTTCAAGGAAGGCAACCTCGACACGGGTGAGCAGGTCTCCACCCGCACCGGCCTGCCCAGCATCGCCTGGCGCAAGTTCAACGAGGGCGTCGACGCCAGCAAGTCGCGGCGCGACGTCTTCACCGAGACGTGCGGCATGCTCTCGGGCCGCTCGGAAGTCGACGTCGAGCTGGCGAACGTCGGTGGCAACGCGCCGGCCTACCGCGCGAGCGAGGACCAGGGCTTCTTCAACGCCTTCAAGAACGAAATCGAGAACGGCCTCATCTACCACTCGACCAAGGCGAACCCCGAGAAGTTCATGGGCCTGGCGCCGCGCTTCGACGCGACCGCCAACCCGGGCGGCGGGCAGATTCTCTTGCACGACGGCTCGGCCTCCGGCGCCGACCAGACCTCCATCTGGCTGGCCGTCACGGGCCCGGAGTCGGTCTACGGCATCTTCCCGAAGGGCTCCAAGGGCGGCATCAGCTACGCCGACATGGGGGTGCAGTACACCACCGACGCGAACGGGAAGAAGTTCCGCGCGTACTGCGGTGACTGGACCTGGAAGATGGGCCTCGTGGTGAAGGACTACCGCCAGGTCTGCCGCATCGCCAACGTCGACACCGGCAACCTCGCGGCGACCGGCTCGGCCCTCATCCAGAGCATCGTGCGCGCGCAGGAAGAGAAGATCTACGACGCGAGCGCGGGCCAGCCCATCATCGTCGTCAACCGCCGCGTGGCCAGCTACCTGCGCCTGCAGGCGCTCGACCAGAGCAAGAACGGCACGCTCACCATCGAAACGGTCGCGGGCAAGCCCATCCTCATGCTGGGCGGCTGGCCGGTGCTGCGCACCGACGCCATCCTGAACACCGAGTCGGTCGTCTCGTAACCGCCACCCCAGGCGCTGGGCGGAGACGTCGGCCGCCCAGCACCACCCCTCACGAAGTCCCAGGAGAAACACCATGCTGCTCGACAAGCAGGCGATGTTCAGCGAGGCGCAGTCCGTCGCGGGCACCAACGCGACGACCGTCTCGACCAACAGCTACGACCTGGGCGCGGCCCACACGCTGCCCAGCGCGGGCGGCGGCACCGTGCCGAGCGACGTGGGCAAGGCCTCCCCGCCCATCTTCGCCGAGGTGACGACGGCGGCGTCCGGCGGCACCAGCGTCGAGGCGCAGCTCATCATGTCGGCCAACGCCGACCTCTCCTCGCCGACCGTGCTGCAGAGCAGCGGCGCCATCGCGGTGGCCTCGCTGGTTCAGGGCTACCAGTTCCGCCTCGGCGGCTCGGTGCCCCCGGGTGTCAGCGCCCGGTACCTCGGCATGCGCTTCATCACCGTGGGCGCGGTCGCGACCATCGCGGTGACGGCCGGCATCGCCAAGAACAAGCAGACCAACCCCTTCGTCGGCTGAGACGCCGGCGTAGGCCCCTGACCACGCAGCACCCACACCCGCCGTACCGGGGCAACCACCCATGAGCGACGCGAACAAGGACAAGGAACTGGCCGAAGCGAAGAAGAAGATCGCGGCGCTCGAGGCGATGTTGTCGGCCGCCATGCCCCCGGGGCAGGCGGAGGTCCGGGCGAAGGAAGCGGCCATTCGCAAGGAGCTCAAGGCGAAGGCCAAGAAGGGCCCCAACGGCGGCCTCCTCTTCCGGGTGGGTGCGGCGAAGCACTACCGGCTGGGCGTGCAGTACCAGCCGGGGGAAGTCATCGAGGTGATGCCCGGCGAAGAGCCCTCCATCACCTTCACCCCCGTGTCGGCGCAGGAGCAGGTGACGCTCCCCGCCGAGCCCACCGCGCCTGTGGGCCGCCCGTCGGACATGACGGTCGCCTAACGGAGGCAGTCCGTGGTCTCCAACGAGGCGGCGGTGTGCAACCTCGCGCTGCTCAACATCGGGCAGCGCGCCTTCATCGACTCCCTGACCGAGAACACTCCGGCTGGGAAGATCGCCAACCTCGTCTTTCGACCGACCAGAGACCTCCTCCTTGAGGCGGCCCACTGGAAGTTCGCCCGGCGAGAGGTCGCGCTCGCGCTACTCTCGGGCGAGACGCGGAAGGGGTGGACGTACGTCTACGCCCTGCCCTCCGACTGCATCTCTCCGCGCAAGCTGTGGGACGGCAAGCGCAGCGAGTCGTCGACCATCCCCTTCGAGCTCGCGGACTCGGCGACCTCCGGCAAGGTGCTCCTCACCGACATGGAGGAGGCCACCCTCATCTACACCACCAACGCGGTGGCGGTGGCGCGGTGGCCGCAGCACTTCGTCGAGGCCGTCGCCTGGCAGCTCTCCGAGCGCTTCGCCCTGGGCCTGGCCGTGAAGCCGGATGTGGCCCGTTTCGCGCGCGACGAGGCCCGGGTGAAGCTGAGCGAGGCGGTGGCGCAGGCCTTCCGCGAGGGAGTCGAGGACGCGCCTGCCGACGGCAGCACCGTCACGGCGAGGGCGTAGGCCGTGCCCTACCTGCGCCAGACGAGCTTCCTCGGCGGCGAGCTGGCCCCTCAGATGTGGGGGCGGACCGACCTCTCTCAGCACGCGAAAGGGCTGCGCGCCGCGCGCAACTTCTTCGTCTCGAAGCAGGGGGCGCTCGTGTCGCGGCCCGGTACGACGCTGGTGGCGGCGGCGGGCAACGCCAACGTGCGCTTGGTGCCTTTCGTCTACAGCGACACCCAGTCCTACGTGGTGGAGTTCAGCGACTCCGTGGTGCGCTTCTACTACCGCGGCGGGGTGCTCGAGTCGTCGCCCGGCGTCGCGGTGACGGTGGCGAGCCCCTTCCTCGCCGTGCACCTCGAGCGGCTGCAGTGGGCCCAGGTGGGCGACGTGCTGGTGGTGACGGCGTCCGCCGGCGACGGGTACGCGGCCTGCGGGCCCTATGAGCTCCGCCGCACCTCGCACACCTCGTGGAGCATGGTGGCCACCAGCTTCTCCCCGCCGGCCGCCGTCTTCGCCGATGCGGAAGGGGTGCCCACCGTGACGGCCGAGCCGATGATCGTCGGCCGGCTCGTCTTCACCGACCCGACCACCGGCGCGCCGGCTCCGGGCGGCCTCATCATCGGCCCCAACGACGAGGACGCCACCCACCCCGCTCGGGAGTGGCGCTACAAGTCGACGCTGACGGTGCAGGACCCGACCAGCGGGGCGGTGTACGAGACCCTCCCGGCGGACGTCGGCTACATCTACGACGGCACCAACTGGGCGCGCCGCACCGCCCTCACCAGCTTCAACCTGGTCGTCTACCCCGACAAGAAGGTGACGCTCCGGCGGGCTGTCGACCCGAGCGCCATCGGCGGGGCGCCGTACAAGGTGCTGGCCATCAACTACTACCGCGGGCGCGGGGACCTCTTCGGCTTCATCGGCCAGACCAAGACGCGCGACTTCGTCGACGTCGGCGCCGAGCCCGACTACAGCCTGCAGCCGCCGCGGGGGACCAACCCCTTCAGCATCACCAACGCCTCCGGGGTGGTGACGTCCATCGAGAAGCCGAACGCGGTCGCCTTCTTCCAGGGCCGACTCACCTTCGGCGGCATGGGCACGCGGCCCGGGACGCTCCTCTTCAGCGCGACCAACAACTACGCCAACTTCGACCCGCACAAGGTGGACGTGGCCGGCGAGGCACTCGTCTTCGAGCTCGCTTCGCGCCGCCGGGAAATCATCCGCTCCCTCGTGGGGCTCGACCGCCTCATGGTGCTGACCAACTCGAGCGCCTGGAGCATCGGCGGCCAGGTGGGCGCGCCGCTCGACTTCGACTCCGTCGATGCGCGCTGCCACGTCGAGGTGGGCGCCAACCACATGCCGCCCATCGCCCACGGCAACCTGGTGCTCTACGCCCGGGCCCGCGGCGTCGGCGTGTACGCGCTCGAGTACAGCTCGGAGCGCAACGGCTTCAGCGGCATCGACGTCAGCCTGGCCTCCTCGCACCTCTTCACCGGCAAGGGCGACCTGACGCGCTCCTTCTACGGGAGCCCCGCGGCCTTCTCCCCCTTCAACACCGCCACCACCACCAAGAACCTCTGGGACTGGGCCTTCGCTCAGGAGCCCTGGGGCGTCGTGTGGGCGGTGCGCGACGATGGCGTGCTGCTCTCCGCGACGGCCGCGGGCGAGGACGTGGCCTGGACCCGGCACGACACCTACGGCTGGTTCCGCCAGGTGTGCGTCATCCCCGAGGACGGCGAGGACGCGGTGTACCTCGCGGTGGCCCGGCCGCTGCTGGGGAGCGGCGCCTTCCTGGGCACCACCGTGTGCATCGAGCGCATGACGTCGCGCGTGAAGAAGGGCACCGCCGACGACATCGCCAGCGTCGACTGCGCGCTTCGGTACGAGGGGGCGCCCACCAACAACATCAGCGGCCTGGGGCACCTCGAGGGCCAGCAAGTCTACGCGGTGGGCGGCAGCCTGCCGGTGTACGGGCCCTTCACCGTGTCGGGCGGGGCCATCACCCTGCCCGTGGTGCCGCCGGCCAACAGCGGCAGCAACCTGGTGCTCTACATCGGCCTGCGCTTCCAGCCCCAGGCGGAGACGCTGGACATCGCCACCACCGACGCGCGCATGCGCCAGAAGACGGTGTCCCAGGTGGGCATCGAGGTGGACGAGTCGCGCGGCCTGGAGTTCGCGGAGACGCTCACCGCACCCGAGGCGCAGTGGGCGCCCTGGCGTCAGCGCGACGTGTCCGACAGCTACGGCGCGGTGGGGCTGTCGACGGAGGTGTTGGTGAGCCCCATCCTCTCCGGGTGGAACATCGGCGGGCGAGTGGCGCTCCGCCAGTCCGAGCCCCTGCCCGTCACCCTGGTGGGCCTCACGCGCGAGGTGGCCATTGGTGGCGACTGACGTCACCTTCACGGCCGTGGCCCCCGGGGACGTCGTCGACGCGGCGTGGAACATGCGCGCGGCCGATGCGGAGGAATGCCGGGCGGCCGGATACCGCACCACCATCGAAGCTCTCGCCGCCTCACTCGAGGTGTCGGAGCTCTCCTTCGCGGCCAAGGACGAGGCGGGGCGCGTGCTGGGCATCGGCGGCGCCGTGCGCACAGGCACTGCCCTCGCGCCCTGTGCCTACGTGTGGTGGCTCTCGACGACGTGGGTCCGGCCTCGGCAGCTGCTTCAGGCCGGCGCGCGTGTGGTGCGCGAGGCGCTGCAGCGCTACGGCAGCCTGACCGCCGCGGTGGATGCCCGGTACGCGGCCGCGGTGCGCTGGCTGCGGTGGCTCGGCTTCACCCTCTCGGCGCCGGTGCCCGTGCCTCCTTTCGGTCTGCCTTTCCACCTGGCGCGCGTCGTGGAGGGCCCATGGGAGTCGTAGCTGCAGCGGCAGGAATCGGCGCGGGCCTCCAGGCCGTCGGCTCCCTCGTGGGGCTGGGCCAGGGCCTGTCCGAAGACGAGCAGGCGGCCCGGGACGCGCTGGCTCAGAAGGACCTGGCGGAGACGAAGGCGGCCGACGCGTTGCAGCGCGGCTTCGACGCGGCCAGCCGGCAGCGACAGGAGGCCACGCAGCTCATCGCCCGGCAGCGGGTGGCGTACACCAACAGCGGCGTCGACGCCCAGGTGGGCACCGCGGCCAGCGTCCAGGAGAACACCCGTGCAGTGGGTGAGGCCGACGCGCAGACCATCGAGAACAACGCCGTGCGCGAGGCCTGGGGCCTGAAGCGTTACGCGGCGCAGATGGGCAGCCAGGCAGACGCGTACCGCCGCCGGGCTCCGGGCCGTGTGGCGGGGACGCTTCTCACCGTGGGCGCCATCGGCGCCGACGCGGGCTCGCGCTGGTACGGGAAGAATGGGGGCAAGCCTTGAAGATTCCCACGCTGGACGGCCCTCGCCAGCAGCTGCGACCGCGCACCGAGGACAACCAGGCGCTCGACGTTCGCGGCTCCGCCGGCGGCTTCCTGGCCCAGGGCCTCGAGCAGGCCGGTGCCGCGGTGGCCAAGGTGGGCGACGCCGTGGAGGCGGTGCGCCAGCGCGCTGCGGCCATCGCCGCGCAGGACGAGCTCAACGGCTTCGCCGAGGACGCCACCAGTCGGCTCTACGGGAAGAGCTCCGAGGGCGACGGCGTCACGTCGCACCGGGTCGGCTTCCTCGAGATGCAGGGCCGCGAGGCGGTGGAGGCCAGCGCCGGGACGCTGGAGGAGCTCGCCAAGCTGCGGGACCAGCGCGCCGCCAAACTCGCCCCCGAAGCCCGCTCCCTCTTCATGGAGCACAGCGCCCAGGCGCTGCAGGGCTACCACCGCCAGGTGGAGTCCCACGCGGGCCAGGAGTTCCGCCGGGCCCAGGTGGCGACGCTCCAGGCGACCAAGGCGACGGCGCTCGACGCCATCGCCAACAACTTCGCGGACCCCGCCTTCGTGGCCGATCAGCTCTCCACCACCGAGGCCGCCGTGCGCCGGCTCCAGCTGTCGCCCGAGGCAGGGGCGGCAGAGGTGGCCGACTTCCGCTCCAAGGCGACCGCCACCCGGCTCGAGCAGTACCTCGCGGCCAAGGACTGGAGGGGGGCCCAGGCTCTCTTCTCGCAGTCGAAGGACGAGCTCGCGGGCGCCGCGCCCAAGTACCAGCGCGCCATCGAGCAGGTGGCTCTCGCCCAGCAGGCCGACGAGTCCGCGGCCTCCATCGCCACGGCCAACACCAAGCCCGACGGACGGGTCGACCTCGCCAAGGCGGATGCCGAGCTGGAGAAGGTGGCAGCCGGGCCGATGCGCGACGAGGTGCGCCAGCGGCTTCACCAGCGCGTCATCGCCGCGGACCAGGCCTGGGAGCAGGAGACCAAGCGCATCAGCGCGCTGGCCTACGCCGAGTTCAACGTGAAGGGCTGGGCGGGGGTGGACCCGCGGCTGAAGGCGCAGCTCAACGAGCGGAACCCGCCCCTCTACGACAGGCTGCGGGACGACGCCGAGCGGAGGTGGAAGCAGCACCAGGGCAGCAGGTCCGCGGCGCGGCAGGAGCAGCGGGACATCAACCGCCAGCTGCTCGAGGAGTTCCGCTCGCTCCCCATCGACGAGCAGTACCAGGCGGACCTCCCTCAGCTGTTCGGCGGCCGCGGGGCCGACGAGCTCGGCATGGCCACCATCGCCGCGGAGCAGCGCAAGGCGAAGAACACCGTCGACCGGGGCTTCAGCAGCGACGCGGACGCCTTCCGCACCCGAGCCAACGCGGCCGCGCAGGGCATCACCACCAAGCGCAGCCAGGACGCCTTCAAGGCGGAGGCCACCAACGCCTTCAACCAGTGGGTCGACGAGCACAAGCGCCCGCCCACCCTCACCGAGACGGACGCCATCATCGGCAAGCTGCTGTCCCCGGTGGTGGTGCCCGGTCTGCTGTGGGACTCCCAGCGGCCCTCCTACCTGCAGAGCGCGGAGGCGCGAAAGAAGAGCGCCACCGAGGCAGCCCCTGCGGCGCCGACGACTGCGGCACCGGCACCGGCGGCCAAGCCCTCGAAGCTCGAGCGCGCGCGGGCGCTGAAGGCGCAGGGGAAGAGCAACGCGGACATCGCCACCATCCTCAACTCCGAGGGGTACTGACGTGCCCACCACCGCCGACGACGTCGCCGCCCTTCTCGCACAGCCGGAGTCAGACGCGGACATCCTCGAGCCTCTGGTGGCGGTGAAGACGCTCGGCGTCTACCAGGGAGGCGACTACCAGCCGAGTCCAGACATTCCACGGACGCAAACCACGCCCCAAGACGTCGCGGCGATGTTCGAGGCCGACGACAACGAGCGGCTGGCCACCATGTTCCGCCAGGGCCTCACCGGGAGCGCCGACCGCCAGGCCGGAGTGCTGGCGCTCGCCCGGGCCACGCGTGTCCCCACGGGCGTCATCGAGCAGACCTACGACGGCTTCAAGGCCAGCTGGGAGGCGGCGAAGTTCGACCCGAAGGCGTGGCGGGAGGCCAACCCTCTCCTCGCCCGCATCGCGCTCGAGCACCCCGACGTGGGTCACCTCGTCACCCAGGACGAGAAGCTCTCCGAGTTCCAGAAGGTGCTGGCCCGGGCTCAGGCCTACGCGGCCCCCGCCCTCGCCTCCCTCGGCGGCATCGAGGGCCAGGTGCTGGGGCTGGCGGGCACCGCGCAGGAGCTCTTCGACCCCGAGGTGCGCGCCGCGAAGCAGAAGCAGGCGGCCGAGTTCGAGGCGGACCTCGAGCAGGTGAAGCGCAAGACGGTGGCCGTCGACACCCCTCTGCAGCGCACGCTGGCCAACGAGAACCTCGGCATCCCCGCGCCGATCCGCGCCGGCGCCATCCTGGCCGACCGCTACCAGCAGGCGGCCCTGGGCATGGAGGTCAGCCGGATGCAGTTCCAGCTGATGGCCGACAAGGCCCGGGGCGTCGACACCTACGAGCTCGAGAAGCGCATCCTCGACGCCCAGCGCGAGCTCGCCCCAGTCGACTACGGCGAGGGCCCGCTCCTCGAGGCTGGCGGGTTGGCGATGCAGGGCCTGGCCTCCCAGGCGGCGATGCTGCGCGACGTTGGCCTAGGGGCTGACATCGGCGGCGTGGCCGCTGGCGCCACCACGCTGCTCGCCACCAAGAGCCCTGCGGCGGCCGCCCGGGCGATTCCTGCCGGCATGAAGCTGGGTGCGAAGGCGGGCGCCATCTCGGCCAGCTTCATCCTCGAGTCGGGCAGCGCCTTCGGCGACTACCAGAACGTCACCACCAACACCGGCGAGCGCCTCTCCAACGAGGAGGCCACGGGCGGCGCGCTCGTCTACGGCGCGCTGGCGGCGGCCGTCGAGATGGGCAGCCTCAACGTCGAGCTTCGCTCCTTCGGCCCGGCCGCAGAGGGTTTCGCCGCCGGCGGCTCGAAGGCCGCCATCGCCCGGCTGCTCGAGACGGACCTCGCCTTCCGGCAGGTGGTGAAGCGCGCGGCGAAGGCGTGGCTGGAGTCGGGCGCGGCGGAGGGTGGCGAAGAGGTCATCCAGAGCGCCACCAAGGACGCGGTGCAATACTTCGTGAAGGCACACGCCCAGGGCGGCTTCAGCGCCCAGGGGGACGTGCACCTGGAGAACTACCTCCGCGACTACTACGCCGGCGCGCTCGGAGGACTGGCCATCGGCGGCGCCGGCGGCGCCTTCGACGTCACCACCAGTTACATCATCGCCGACCGCTCCGCGCGCGCTGGGCAGGTGGTCGCGCAGCTCGCCCATCTGAAGGACAGCCCGACGGTGCGTGCGGCGCCCCAGGCCGTCGCCGAGCAGATCCAGGAGCACACGGCCAGCACGGGCCTGCCGGTCACCGACGTGTACGTCGACGCCGAGGGCTTCCAGCGGCTCTTCCAGGAGAACGGCGCCGACGCGCTCGACGCCGCCCGGACGCTCATCGGCGAGGACGGCCCGAGCCAGTTGCAGGAGGCGCTCGCGGCCGGCGGGAAGTTCCGCGTGCCCCTGGCCACCTACCTCGAGCGGTGGGGCGGCACGAAGGTGGCGGAGGCGCTTGTCGACGACGTCGCCATGGGCCCCGAGCTGCTCACCAAGCGCGAGCTCAAGGAGAACGGCCCCGCCATCGAGGAGGCCGCGAAAGCCTTCGTCGAAGCCTTCGGGAAAGCCTCCGAGCCCACCGACGCGGAGCGGAAGCTCGACCAGGTGGAGCAGCAGCTGGTGGCCACCGGCAAGCAGAGCGCCTCGGAAGCGCGCCTGTCGATGAAGCCCCTGCGCGCCTTCGTGCGCACGCTGGCGGAGAACACCGGCCGCACCACGGACGAGGTGCTGCAGGACTTCGAGGTCCAGGTGGCCAACGCCGCGGCGGAGGAGCTCGCCCCGGAGAACATCCTTGCCAGGCACCTCGACCGTCTCGACACCCCCGCGCGCGCCCGCGAGAAGTACATCGACTCCAACACCGGCCTCCTCAACGAGGCCGCCTTCGCCGTGCTGCCGGCGGACCCCGCCAAGCCGCTCGTGGGCCACATCAGCGTCGAGGGCATCAAGTACCTCAACGACAACGCCAGCCACGACAAGGCGGACCACCTCTACCGGGCCGTCGCGGTCGCCCTCCACGGCGTCGACCCCATGGCGGCCAAGGTGGGCGGCGACTTCGTGGTGCGCGTGGCCAACCAGGCCGAGCTCGACCAGGTGCTCGAACGCGCCCGCGCCGCTATGGGCGTCAAGGGCTTCGAGCTCACCGGCCACATCGGCGCCGACATCGAGAGTGCCAAGGACGCGCACCAGGCCGCCAACAAGGCCCTCGTCGCGCAGGGCAAGCGAGCCGACCCCAGGCCAACCGACTTCCTCGACGAGCCCCTTCCCCCTCAGCGCCCGCTCGGGCTACCGGACACCTTCGACCCCAAGACGGCGACCTTCCCCGATGCTCAGGCCAAGGCCGAGGTGCCGGCCGACCTCATCAAGGCGCTCGGGCAGCGTGGCGACCTGCAGGCCGACACGGCCTACTTCGACTCCACGTATCTCGAGCCCTCGGGCGCGCTGACCTCCATCGCCTGGAACCTGCTGCCGCGGAAGGCGGCGGTGGCGTCGCTCGACTTGAAGGGCCTCCGCAAACTGAACGACACGCTCGGCAAGGGCGTGGGCGACCTGTTCATCCGCCGCCTCGCCGAGCGGGCGATGCACCTGGGCGGGTACGGCTTCGACTTCGCGCACCTCCACGGCGACGAGTACGCGCTGCAGCACAACGACGCCAACCTGCTCGAGCTCTTCCTGCTGGAGCTCAAGTCGGACCTCGATGCCTCGCCCCTCGAAGTTGCCCCGGGCGACGAGAGGGTCGTAGAGTTTCGCTATGGCATCGGCGAGCGCACCCTCGAAGCAGCAGACCGAGACCTCAATGAGCGAAAGCGCCTCGAAGCCAAGCGAGCCAGCAACGTACCCGCGGTGGATGGTGGGCGGAGTGAATCTCCTCGACCCGTCGGTGACAACGGAGCAGGCGAACGAAGCGTTCGACAGAGCGCGGGAGCGGAAGAAGGCGCAGCTCCGGGCGAAGTATCCGCCCCCGCAGAAGTAGGCCCCAAGGGCGAGGACCTCGCCGGCGCGCGCGCATTCATCGCGCGGATGCAGAAGAAGAACCGTGCGCTCGCCGCCCAGTGGCTTGCCTTCACCCAGGGCCAGGGTCCGCGCGTCGCGGTGCCCCCCGCGCTCGAGCAGGCCTTCGCCGACCGATTCGGCGTGGTGGACCCCGCCGGCTACGGCTTCACCGAGGAAGGCCAGGACATCTCCCCACGCGTGGAGATGAAGAGCGGCTCCGTCGCGAAGAAGAAGAGCGGCGGCGGCGGCGATGCGATGCAGCGTCTCCGCGCGAAGCAGCGCGACGAGGGCGGCCTCCGCAAGGCGCGCTACTCAAGGGCGGTCAACGGGACCGACCGCTACGACCAGTCCAGCGTCGCGCTCCGCACGGGCGACGAGAAGCTGCCGGGCACGGGCAAGGGTTCGCTCACCCGCGACATCGCGGTGGAGCTGGAGAAGCGTCAGCGCAAGGCGGCGGGCGTCATCGCACGCAACGACACCAGCGAAGAGGCGGCCAAGAAGATCGCCGGCTGGATGGCGGAAGAGGTGCGTTTCGAGTTCCGCCCGGAGAACCGAGGCAACTCCGGCGTCGGCTGGTACAGCAAGAAGTGGCGAGCGGCGCTCGACACGTTCGGCGACGTCTTCCCCGAGCTCAAGAGCGACAAGAAGGCGCGCAACCTCTTCACCCTGCTCGTGGCCGTCACGTCGAACGGCGAGAAGGTCTACACCAACTTCAAGAACGCGGTGCGCATCTACCGCGGCTTCCGCGACACCCAGGCGCTCAAGGCGTTCACCACGCAGCGCGGCGTCCTGGGCGACAACCTCAAGCGCATCGCGGCGTTGCTCGAGGACCACGGTCTCGACGACATCCACAGTTTCCTGCTGCAGAAGCGCACCGTCGGCGAGCTCCGCGCGGTCGCCAACGAGTTCGGCGTGAAGTTCGGCAGCGGCTACCTGACCGACCAGGTCATGCCGATGGCGGCGGTGGTCTTCGGCCCCAAGCTCGGGGCCTTCTACGCCAACCTGATGGGGCAGGACGGCTACCTCACCATGGACAGGTGGTGGAGCCGCACCTTCAACCGCTACCGCGGGCTGATCATCCCCCAGGCCACGCGGAAGGGCCTCAACCGCTTCAAGGCGCTGCTCGGTCGTCCCGAGATGGACGACATGGAGGCCGTCCTCATCTCGGCCGACTACCGAGCGAGCTACGAAGAGCGGGGATTCAAGGACGGCACCGAAATCGAGAAGGCCGCCAACACCATCTACAAGGCGGAGTTCGAGCAGCTCAAGGACACGCCCTTCAACGGGGCGGATCGCGAGTTCATGCTGCGTACCGCCAAGCACGCGCAGTCGATGCTCAAGGCGGACGGCATCAAGGTGTCGGTGGCCGACATCCAGGCCATTCTCTGGTACTATGAGAAGCGCCTCTACCGAGAGCTCGGGGCAAGGGGATCGCCCGATGTCAGCTACGAAGAAGTCGCTCGACGAGTTGCCGACGAAGTCAACGGAGCCGGAGAAGGCGGAGCCGCAGCCGGTGGTGTTCGACGCTCGGGACAACTCGCTCGACGCGCTCCAGCGCATTCCGTTGAAGGTCCTGATGGAGCGGTTTTCGACCAAGAAGACGCCCCCGAAGAACTGACGCAGCTCAATCAGTCGGCCACCGAGCCGGCGAACCTGCTCGTTCAGCACAACCTCACCGAGGCCAACCTGCTCCACGCTGCACGCATGGGCGGGCTGGCTGCGCCTTCGCTTGCGGTTGCGCGGAAGGAGCACCCTCTCTCCGGCTTCGGCGACATCACACTGCTGGGGCCCTCGAGCCTGGTGGATCCGGCCAAGGGAACGCCGACGTTCGACGCGGACATCTACTCACCCCGCTACCCGGACATCCGCTTCAAGGTCGACGCGAAGAAGCTCGATGCGCTGGAGAAGGAACTTCAACCCTTTGCCGACACCACCAGGAGCTACGTCGCGAACCTTGCCGACGAGATTGAGAAGGAAGGCGTCGACGTCACATCCAAGCGAACGCTCCAGCCGGCGCTCGAGCTCGCGTGGCTGACCGAGAAGGGCCAGGCGCCGGAGATTCCCTTCAAGAAGCCCGACCCGCGCTACCCCGGCATCTCTACCTACGCCGGCGTCCGCGCGTTCGTCGACCAGAACATCGCTGAGTATGGGCACGCGCACATCCGCAACGAGGACGTTGGGGCTTTCAGCAAGGTGGTGCGCGCCGCGCTCGAGGCGCTGCCGCACGACGACGACCCGAACAACGATGCGATGCGCGAACTCGCCGTTGACTGGTTCAATTCGGACGGGTCGTTGAATATCGCTGCGGTCGACAAGATCGCCATGGACGTCGTGCGTCTCAAGAAGACCGAGGCCGGCACCGAGGTCGACACCTACAAGCTCGAGGACCTGCTGCGCGAGAAAGTCGACCAGGTGGACCGGGCCGCCTTCGAGAAGTGGGCGGCAGCGAAGGTCCAGGGCGTCATCAAGGGCGACTACATCCACAAGTACAACCCGGACACCGGCACCTCCCGGAAGATTCCACACACCCTGGAGAACGTGCTCAAGGCGCTGACGCGGAAGATTCGCGCGGGTGAGGACTTCAACTATGGCCTCGGGACCGCCCGCAGCAACGGAGCCAAGCGCTTCCGCTCCCTCGAGGAAATCAAGAAGGCTCGCGAGCGCATCGTCTCCGCCGAACAGTTTGCGCCGCTCAAAGAGGAGATGAACAAGCGCTTCTTCGCCATCGCCGACGAGATTCCTGGCGACGGAATGCGGCATCTCGACAACCTCGCGTCTGCCATCGGAGAGTCGTACAAGAAGGGACACCGGCTGCGCGAAGAGCTCCGGCGTCACGGCTGGCCGAACCTGAGCGACGCGAAGGTGCAGAAGATCGCCAACCTGGCGGCCGACCTACTGGCGATGCCGAC